ACAGTCTATTTACACCTTTTCTTAATGCATCACTTGCAAGTTGTTGTGTTTTACCAATTGCATTATTAGCTAAATCTTTTGCATTAGGAGGGCCTTTTAATAATCCTGTTAGGAAGTTATCCTTCATTGGAGCTTTGGAAATAAAATAATCGGTATCTTCTTCCACTGCATATTTTAATGATGTGTGGTCACCATTTACGGGTTGAGTTCCTTTTGAAACAGGTGCTGCAGTTTTACTTTGAAAAATTGTATCGGATGGTCTGTTTGCCGAACCGCCAAATAAATTTCCCAAATTGAAACCCATTTTTCCTTTCTTATCTGGGTCATTATATCTAGTACCTCTAACTGCCGCCGTTCTAGCTATGTCAATAGTACCGGCACTTTCTATTCGTAATAAATCTGTTCCATATACTCTTGGAAGATTTCTTGTAAGTTGTAATAAAGGTCTATTTCTATTTAATTCCGAATTAAGAATATTTTCCTGTTTTGCAGGTTTTTCTACAAAAGGAACTTGATAATCTTTATCTAAAAATAAATCTTTAAGAGATTTTGCCATTTATATTTACTATTTTAGTATAAATATTTAATTTAATTATTTACCTATACCAACCCAAACTTTGTTTTAAAGTTGTTTGTTTCTTTTGGCCTCTGCTGTTTAATTGATGTTTTACTAAAGAGTTAGATATATCTTTTCCATCCATAATCATTTGAACTACTGCAGGTGTTGCTTGATATCCAGCCATCTCCGCTACTAATAATTCTATATTTTTCACAACTGTAAGTAATTGGGTGGTACTATCTAATGATTCTTGTACTTGTTGTGTTTGCTCAGCAACTTTTGATTTTCCTACACCTGTAAGACTATCTGCAATCTTACTACCACCAAAATATCCTGCCGTTCCTACTCCCAATCCAAGAACACCAGCTGTTAATGGTGCAAAAGGGCCTGTTGCTGCAGCTATTGAAGCTATTGCAGGTGATAACGCACTTGTTAATGCCCATGCTCCTGCCATTCCACCACCAACTCCCGCTGCAGTTTGTCCTACCGATTGTTTTTGATTTGACATTCTACCATATACATCCAATCCAACACCAAGTACTCCTAATCCTTTTCCTGCAACATTTGCAAATTTGGAATATTTTGCAAGTTTGGATGCATCTTTAAATGCTTTTGCTTCTGCTGCTGATACAATTTGTCCTTTTGCATTTCTAACTAATTGATTTGCTCCCGTACCCGTGATTTTATATCCTGCAAAATTACCTCCAAGTCCAGCTCCAGGTCCTGCAGTAGCCGGTTTTGCTCCTGATATCGAAGATGTTGCAACACCTCCCTTAAATATTTTACCTAAAAGTCCATATGATATAATTGAAGCAGCGGCAGTTAATATACCATACAACATTGATTCAAGTTTAGAAGCTCCCGCTTGTAAATCAGATACACGATTTACTGCATCTCTATATGCTTTTGTTTTTTCAAGTTCTGTCGCTAATGTTTGTCCAAATTGTGCATCAATAATTGCTTTATCAAATCGTATTTCAGCTGCCTTAATTTGAAACCCTAATTCTGCATTTGAAACTCTTTCTAAAAAAGATTTATTTTCCGCATCCATTGTTTTTTTAAGTCCAATAGATTTACCACCTTCAGCACGAGCTTGGAATTCATCAAGTCCCATACCAAATATTTTCGAAAACTCATTTTCTGCAATCATACCACCCTTTCTTACTGCATCTAATACACCGGATTGTCTTATATTTGCAAATGCCTCACTATATTTTCCTTGATATGCTAACGATTGTGCAACCGAAAAATCAACAGGTCTATTTAAAATATTACTCAATGCAATTTGAGACTGCAAACTTTCTCTATAATTTATAATACTTCCTCGAATACCTTCCGCAAATCTAGGAAGATTACCTCCCATTTGTCTAATAGATATAGCTTGTTGTTGAAATGATTTTGCATTTTGTATGTTATAACTTAACATCTTTCCAGATGCCTCAGCCATATCTTGTAAAATAACTGCAGGGTTTAATTTTGCAATATCTGCCATTTCAGCAGATGTATAAACCATATTTAAAGCGGTTGCACCTGAAGAACCATCTATTCTTCTAAATGCTGCCATTATATTTCCAATAGATTGAGTACTTATACCCATCTGTTTTGAAAATACCGCCGCTTGTGAACCTAATGTTGTTCCAAAAAAGTTAACATTTGAGGTGGATGCAATATCTGTTAATGCGTTTCCTACCGATTCTGCACCTACCCCTGCTAATTCCATTTTAGATGCACTATATGCAATACTACCAATGCCTCTACCTAAAAATGCAGTTTTTGAAGATTTACTAAATTGATTTGCCAAATCTTTCATTTGGAAATCAAATTCTTTAGTTGCTTCGGCCGCATAATACATTTGCTTTTGATACTTTGGGCCTAATTGATTTGATAATCTAAAGTTTCTATTAAACTTTGCCTGTTGAACATTTACTTCACCAGTTGCAGCTGCTAAATCAGGTGCAAAATCGTTTGCTACTGAATTTAAAAACTCACTCAATGGTTTGATTTGATAACGCATCGATGCCAAAAAATCACCAATACCGGCACCAATTGCTAATGCACCCATTGCTCTTAAAATTTTTGCACTACTACTACCTGGTGACATTTTTTCATATTCTCTTGCTTCAATTAATTTTGCAAGACCTTCTCCTCCAGGAATAGGTGCCAATGCAGTAGAGGCGACTAATCCAGCTTCTTTACTTTCTGATTCTCTTTTTACAAATTTTTCATATTCCATTCCAGCTGCTGCACTCAATCCTGCACTATATCCAAAACCTTTTAAAGATTTTTTTAATCCTCTCAATGATTTATCACTATCATCGATTTTATCTAATATCTCTTCCCAATTGTCATTTAATTCTGCAACATAGTAATTATATTTCTTTTGATTTATTGTTCCTCTACTAACTTGTTTATTTAATTTATCAAAAGAAGATGGCATAGATTTAAGATACTCCGATGCTTCTATTAATGCATCTCTTTGGTCTTCTTCTAAGTTTACATTTTTCTTTAAGAATTTACCAACTCCACCAGTAGCTGCTTTGATTGCATCTACATTTTTATTTATTCGTTTGGTTTCATCGGATTGTTCACCATATCTTCTTGTAATACTTCTTTGAAATGTATCTAATTCTGAAAAATTATCCGATAAATCATCTACTGCTTTTGCCTGTGCTTCTAAAGATTTTGTAGCTTTTTCCGATTGCTTAGTAAAATTTTTTAATTCACTTTCAGCTTGTTTTATAGAAGTCAGTATTTCTTTATGAGTATCGTATTGTTCTCTTAAAGCTTTTAGTTGTTTTAATATTGCATTTTTTGCACTGCCAGGAACTGACGCAAGTTCTTTTGCTTGCCTATTTAAACTTTGGTATTGGGCATCAATTTCTTTAAGACTATTTATATAATCTTGTAATTCTTGTTTACTTCCGAAATTCGGTGTTTCGTTTGCCATTAGTATTTCTTCTTAAGCACTTTTTGGATATCTTTTGTATCAATACCTTGTTTGCCCAATGTATGTTTCATTTGACGTAAAGAAGTGTTTATTGAATTATCCCACTTTTGATACATTGCACCCAATTGTGGGTCTCTTTTTTTCATATTTTTAATAAAGTCTTGTTGTGTATTTCTATCTTTTGCTTTTAAATACAAATCAAAAACCTTATCAAACATTGATAATTCTACTAATCTTTTTTTGGACATAATAATACTTTATGTATAAATATTACTTTCTAATAGTTTTTGCAGGTGTAGATTTACCTTTTGATGCTTTATTTACTTTTTCGTAACTTTCTTTTTCAATATCTTTTGCTTTAAGTAATTGTGTAAAATAAAATTCTCTCAATTTTGTAGGCATAAAATATACATCATTCCAATTAAATCCACCATTAGAATGATAAATCATTTGAAATATTTTTTCATGTAATATTACTGAATAATTATTCGGTAGGGTAAAAAAAGTCAACCCCAAATGGGATAGCAAGTGCCTCCGTCTCACCAGTTGATGGGTATGTATAATTAAATGTAAAATTTAAATCAGGAGTAAGTTCATTCATATATTTTCTCAAAGTCTTAGAATCTTTTGCTAATAATTTATTAGTAACAAAATCTGCAATTGCTGATAAATCTCTATTACCATTAACTTCGGTAATAATTCTTCTATATCTTGCCGTAATTTCCGTACTATATTGAGAAACCTTACTCATTGCTTCTATATCTTTGTTAATTGCCAATTCATCACCATGTGTAAGTAATTTAAACTTAATAGGTGTATTTGATTGTGGTAAAACAAATTCATATTCGTTATTTCTATTCAATTTTGATTCATCTAGTTCTTTGATTTCTATTTTAGATAAATCAACATTTACTTCCACTTCTTCCCCAGTATATTTATCAGTAATGGTAATTGGATAATCTGCACCAAATGCCAAAACTCTAGATGCTACCAATATTGCACTCTTATCACCTACCAATATATCATCAATTTTAACTCCAGGTTCAACTACAACAGATTCTAATAATTTATCAATATGAATTCCTTTTCTAATTAAATTTGCAGAAGTTAAAATATCTTCTTCTTTTGCAGTCATTAATTTTATTGTAAGTTGGCCTTTTGATAATGGATGTTCTTCTGGATAACATAATCCTTTGGATGGTAAACTAATTACTTCCGTAGAGAAAGGATATGATTTTTGTGATTGTTGTGGTTGGGGGCCTAATCCTCTTGAAAATTGTGGTTCTAAATTTTGTTCCATAGTATAACTTTGTTGTTTATTATATATATTCTATTTTAAAAAAAATAAAAAAGGGGAAACATTTCTGCTTCCCCTTTCTTTTTTATATCTTTTATTTCGATTAGTATTCTAAAATAGCTTGGTCGAATGTTAAAGTTAATTCAATTGAAACTGGGTCAGTTGCGTTACTCCAATCCATTTCACCAAAGTTAGCTTGAGAGATAAATGCACCTTCCAAAGTCCATTGTTCAACTTTATCACCTACTGGTCCTAAAGAGTAGAAAGTAATGTTCTTTTTATAAAATGCTGCATATCCGTCTCTACCTGTGATAGACTCATGTGATAATCTAACCCAATCCATTACCGCTTGTGCTCCTGATGGAACAATTGGGTCGTATAATGTTACTGTGATATCATCCCAGTTTGATTTTCCTTTAATTTTTCTTTTTACATTGATATGGTCTAATTCTACGATTTCAGATGTAAAAGTAGGTCTAGCTGCTGTTTTTACCAAATATGCAGGGATATTAGTTCCAGTAAATTCCATGTAGAATCTATTGGCTAATTTCGGTTCCCACTGTTTGTAAAAAATTTCGTTGTATGTTAAAACGTTTGGCATTTTATTCTATTTGTTTATTTATTTTATATAAATATTTGTTTTTTAAATTTATCCTTCAAAAGTTGCACCAGTTGGTAAAATGTTGAAATCAATTTGAATGAATTCAGCAGTTTTAGTTGGTTGTAAGTAAATAGCTCCTTTCATAATGTTTCTATCAACTACATCTGGTGTATTATTACTTTCATCCATTACAACTCTAAAAGCGTATAAACCTTGGTTTTGTTGAATACCTGTTAAGTAAGGATTAACAATGTTTAAAAATGCTTGTCTTGTAGTAGATGTATTTTGTTCAAATACTAAGTATCTTGAAGTAGATGCGATATACTTTCTAACAGTCAATAATAATCTTCTTACGTTAATTCTATCTAATGCAGATGGTTTATCTTGTAATGTTTTTTGCCCGAATACTACTGGACTTCCAACACCTGGAAATATTACAATTGGATTTACTTTAGCTTCGTATAATGTATCTTTTTCAGATTGTGTTAATCTGTTCAATACACCAACTGCTCCTGTTAAACCACCTCTATTTAAACCTGCTGGTGCGAACCATTCTGCTGCTACTCTATCGTTTGCGGCAAATACACCTGGAAGTAATACTGATGGTGGAACTGTGATTAATTTGTTTGTATTAATATCAACAGTTTTAATCCAAGGATAGTAAGTTGCTGCCATATTTGAATCAATATCATTAGCTTGGCCTGTTGCTTGGATTATTGTATCACCAGCTGCGGTTGTATCCATAATATAGAAACAATCATTTCTTTGTTCAACCATATCTAATACCGATGTTGCTACCGATGGGTGCAATCTTCTAACAACACCTGGTGTTACAACCATATTGATATCAAATTCATCTGTGTTTGATAATGCTGCAATATGTTTACTATATGCTACCGAACCAGATGAAGTTGCTAAACTTAAATCAAAACCCTGTGAGTTACCTGCTGTAATATTTGCTCCAGTATAAATTGGAGTTGCCGGGCTGAAGCCATCAAATCCATTTTGGAATGCTACAACGAATTGTGCTAAAGAAGAACCTACTGATAATGTACCACCATTTGCTGAATCCAATCCAAATACTGAATTAGAACCTACACCTGCTCCTGTTGGAATTGGTTTTAAGTAGATTGTGTTATCAGTATTGAAATCTAAATCGATACCACCATATTGTGTTGCTGATGCAGTTACGAATGATGCAGTCGGAATTAATGCCCCAACACCAGCCGATACTGAAATTGGTAGTGTATATGCTGCGTGTCCAAATGGTACGGCTTGTACAGGTGCTGACGTATTTAAGTATTGAATTCTAATATACTTAGAATTATTAACCCAATCACCCGTTTCAGTTATTTTACCTAAAGAATCGATTGATAATTTTCTATCACCAATTACTCTACTAATAAAGTTTGGAGAATTAGGGTCTAAGTTTACATTAGAATATGTTTCCAATACAACTTTTTTCTTTTCAGTATCATTGAAATCTCTTACTACAATTGTAAATGTACCATAATCCGTTCCGTTTATTGAACCAGCTGCTTTAATATTTGAAATACCTATTTTAACTTTAGTATTTGCAGAATTACCAACACCCAATGTTTCCAATCGGAATAAATCAAATCTGTCACCACTAATAGTTTGAGATTTAATCATTGGAGTCAATGCTTCTTGTGCATCAAATGTAAATAATTGGTTATCCAATATTGTTAAAGAAGATGATGTAGCTCCTACAAATGGAACGTTATGATTTTTAAAGAAACCATATACATATGCACCTTTAGAACCTAATGGAGATGTACCAAATGTAGATTCAATATCATTTACATCAGAATTATCCAATGAAGATGTTCCACTAAAATTAGTTGAACCTGTAATAAAGATTGTAAAATCTCCACTTCCTAAACTACCAGTTACAGTAGTTGCGGCTGAACCACTCAATCCAGTTGTTAATGTATTTTTATCCGTTGGGAATAAAATACCAACCGAAGCGGATACGGACGAAGAAGCTACTGTTAATAGTAAAGGATTGTATGCAGTATATCCACCAACACCAGCTACTCTACAAATAGTTGCAGTTCCTGCTTCTCTTAAATAATTTTGTACTGCCAATGGAGTATAATATGTTCCATCAGCTGCTCCAAATAATTGTTCGAATTCAGCTTGTGAATTTACGATTGTTGGAACTGCAGGGCCTTCTAAGAAAGGGCCAATGAATGCTGCACCTATATCTGCTACACCTTGTTGTAAAAATGAAAGGTCGTTTTCTCTTGTAAAAACACCTGCCGATACTAATTTTTCTGCCATGTTATGTTTAATTTATAAAGTTAGTTTATATCTTATATAAATATAGTCTTTTATCTCAAAACAACAAAATCTTATTTGTATGTTGGTGAGAAATAATCATATACTTGTCCTACTGATGCCGCTGATTGTAATGTGTTATAGAATAATACAGGTCCAATTTGTCCGTTCCAGAATGTTGTTCTTGCACTATTACTACCAATTGTTAAAAAGTTTGTAGATGATGGTGCCGTAAATGCTGATGCGGTAAATGTTCCTACTGATGTTTTATCTACATAAACTGTTACAGTTCCTGATGGTTGGAATGTTGCTGAAATCATATACCAAACATTTGATGATAATGATGTCGTTAATTGTGTACTATTTCCTAATGTACTACCATAGAATTTTACTCTATTTAAAGTAGAACTATCTGTTGATTCAATTGCCAAACCATAAAAACCAGCGTAGTCAAAAATATGTCTTGATGCAACACCTAATGTTGTTGTAGGTCTTACCCACATATGAATTGTACCGGTATTAGTATTAAATTGAGATAAACCACCATTAATATTTGTGGTAGTATCTTTATACCAGAATTGATTTGTACCATTTCCTGCCCAATATTTTTCTTTTCTACTTGCACCATTATTATAAGATGGGTTACCACCTGTAATACCTGCTGCATTTGTAACACCTGCAGGTCTTACACCTGTGTTATATCCTGATAAGTCTAACCAATCCGTTGTTGCTGTACCATTTGTTGATGATGCCTTAGATGGGTCGGTATATAATCTTAATCCACTTGCAGGAATCGATGGTTGAGTTGTTGTACCTTTATTATGTGAAATTAAACCATTTGAAATATATACATCGGCATTTTCCACATTTACAGTTACAATCTCAACATCTGCTTTTACAATTTCAATATTAGTAACTTCCACTTCAGTTTCATCTTGCATTACCAATCTATCTCCAGGCAATATATCACCTACATTCTTAAATTTATATTTTGAAATCTCATTATCCCAAACATATAGAGGGTGAGTTTCGGTTGATTTTATTAAACCATCATTTAAAGAAAAATATCCTTCTGCAAAGTTAAAAGTTAAATCACTAACTGTTACGTTTTGTGCTGAACCTGATAAAGTTTCTGAATGATAAAATCTCCATTCAACTTGGTCACTCTCCGGGTCTTGTGATTCATCTGGTAAACCTGCTGGCACCCAAGATTTAATTTCATCACCAACGTTCAAATCTTCAACATTTACCATTGTACCATTTGCCAATTCTATTTGTGTACCAAATAATAAACAAAAATCTGGTTGGTTAATTGTATTATAAACATCTACTGCGTATAAAATTTTGGTACTTGCAACACCATAGTTACTTGCAGCTAAATTAAAACCATCTGCATATCCCATTGTCAATGTAGATTGTGCTTCGGAATAGTTAGATGCATTAATTGCTGCAGGAGTAATTGGAAAAGTTGGATATGTTCCCAAAGTTGCTGCACCTACTGTAAAGTTTGCATTATTAAAAGAACAAGTAAAGTTATTTGTTTGTGTTGCCACTTTGGTAGCTACAAATGAACCTGATGTTCCAAATGAAAAGAATGCGTTTTCGCTTGTACTTTCTACAATATATGTAAAAGTTGGTGGAGTTACTGTTACGGAATCAAATGAAAATCCCTGCATATTTGTGTTGGATATGCCTCCATTTAATCCACCTAAAGAAACAGCATCGGTTCTCACCGAACCACTAACTGCTCTAAATAAATTTCCTAATGATAAATTTGTTCTTGCCATAATATTGTTGTTATATGTTATAAATATTTAAAAGTTTTTGTTTCCACATTTCTTTATTAGAAAAATTGGTTATCATCCAATTTTTTAATTTATTGAATTCGTTTTTACGGGTTTCATAATCATCTTTACAAATTGTTTCATATGTTTGTTTAAATGATTCGGCACTATCTGCTTTATATTTGTAATCAAGAGGAACGTGCCATTTTTCATGTAGTATCGGAAGTTTACCCCAATCCACTGCTTCAAAAATTCCATATCCAAATGGTTCATATTCAAAACAAGAATGAGATATCCCCCAATCAAGTCCATAAAATCTATTTTTGAATTTGAAATCAAATTTATATATTTTTGATTTTTCAAATTTATATCCGTATTTTTTTTTATAATATTTGTTAAATGTTTCTGAATTCGTAGAAATAAAACTCGGTAAACTATCCATATATTCTGGATTTTTTCTACCTTCTGCTCTTGCTGCAAATCCTACATTAAACGAATCTATTAATTGTTTATTTTCTATAAACTCATAACAATTTGGAATATGATGTAAATTTTCAGTTTCATATGGAAAATGATATAAACCTACCCAAATTTTATTTTTTATTTTATTAATTAATTCATTTTCATATTCCCAATTACCATACCAATGTAAGTATTCACTCTTTTCCATTTGTGCCATTAAAGACACTTTTGTTAAATTGTGAAAAACGATTGAATCAATTCTTTCTAAATTATTATGAATAGCGGTCGTAGGTGTGTAATGACCATGAAGTATATGTATTTTTCTAGCACCCTTTAAGATTCTATCAATTTCTGCTTCATTGGTTTCCCAAATATGCTCAATATCAATTGGAAATTCTTCGTAATTAACAGGTTTCTTTCTATGGAAAAGAAGAAGTGGCTTCACCTCTAAGTGTGGTGCCACTTCTTTTATCCATTCAGTTACCCATATATCAGCACCACTGTTAAACCAAGGTCCTCCAGCGGTGGTGTAGTAAACATCATACATTAAATTATAAACCTTTTTGCTTTTTTAACTCTTCTACCTGAATTGTTAAATTATCTATATTTTGTTGTTGCTCTTTAATACCTTCGATTAATAATGCAACTAATTTGTCGTATTTAACTGCCTTATATCCATTATCTCTATCTTGTACTAATTGTGGTAATACTGCTTCAACTTCTTGTGCAATTACACCTACATCATTTCCTTCGTATCCATGAACATCTTTTAATTCTACTTTCCAATCATATGTGTTACCACTAATCTTAGAAATCTTATCTAAAGCGTTTTCAATTGGTTTGATATTTTCTTTTAAACGGATATCCGAAGTAGAGAATGCTACAACATCATTTGCTGCATCAATTCTACCAGATGTTCCACTTGCATTCATACCAACTCCGATTGAACCAAATCTTACATTTGATGTAGTACTTAAACTTGCAGTGAATGTTTCTAAATTACTGGTTTCAACTTCTAATGCAGTTAATCTACCCAAGGCCGAAGAACTGAATGAATTTAAAGCGGTTATCGAAGTTGCTCCTGAACTTAAATCCGTTGTTAAAGCAATGGTACCATTTGCCGATGGGAATGTGTATTGGTATCCTGGATAATCCGAACCTGTATTATTTGGGAATAATAAATCGTGATAAAGTGTACCACCTGTTTGAGGAGCTATATTAACATTAAGTCCGTTTGGATGACCACTCAACATTGTATGATTTGATACACCGGTTCCACCAATTACCCAATCTACCGAAGCACCACCTGCACTTCCTGTTGGTACTCCACCATATCTCCAATCCAATGCTAAACCCTGTCCAAGTGTAGGTGGTCTAAGTCCATTCAAGTTAAAATCTGCATATGTAAATTGAATAGTAGAACCACTTATTATAGTTGTACCGTTGTGATATAAATTAATATTATTTCCGTACAAATCTAAATCATTCGTAATAATCGCAGAACCACTTATAGTTGTTGCTGCATTGATAGATAATGTTCTGCTATCATTTGCCATATTACCAAGCATAAATGCTTGTTGGCCAGTATCACCATTACTTACATAGAATTTATAACTTTCCGTAGTATTTGAATTAGGGCCTGCATTTGCACCTAATAAAAGGTTGTTTGTACTATTACCTGTTAAATATGCACCTGCGGAATATCCTAATGCTGTACTTTTAGTTGGGGTATCATTAGAATCAATACTACCTAATAATGCATTACCACCAATTGCAGTATTGTAAATACCATTATTCAGATAAGTACCCGCATTAGTTCCTAAAAATACGTTCTGACTCACATTTGAACCAGTCATATTAAATGCAGTACCATATCCTATTGCAATATTTTGACTATTACTACCACTTATACCATATCCAGCTTGGTCACCAACGGCTATATTAGATGTACCAGTTGTTAATTTATACAATGAACCTCTACCAAGACCCACATTACCTACACCACTTGTCAAAGATGGCATTATATCAATACCTAAAACAACGTTTTGGTCAGGACTATCTCCTCTTCTACCAACTTGGAATTTACCAGCGTTTAGATATGAACCATCTCCAATTTGTATATTTGCTTGAGAGTATAAACCATTGGGGAAAGTTTGAGAACCATCCGAATTAGTTGAAATGGATGATAATACCGTACCACCTGCTACAACTTTGATTGAACCCGTTGAAATATAAAGGTCTCTCCAAATTTTAGTTTGAGAACCTAAATCAAATACATTATCTGCAGATGGGATAAGTGAAGAACTCAAAGATGCAACAACATTAACGGTATCGGAAGTATTATCACCGATTGTTAATTGTCCACCTAAAGTTAAATTACCACCTATATTTGCATTTCCGGTAATATCCAATCCAGAACCTGAAATAGCTCCAAAGTTTCCAGTACTTCCTGTACCTGATGTTGATAATACGATGTCACCAGTAGCACCACCGACTACTAATGTTCCCAATGTGGTATTCACATATGGTTCTCCGAATGCTAATGAACCGGATTGTTGGGCGGTACTACCGCGTCTAAATTTAAGTCCCATTTTAGTTTACTCTTTTTTTTAGTTAAAGTATAATAAATTCATTATACCATTATAAATATCTATTTGTTTTCCAGTTGATTTATCTTTATTAATAAAGAATCAATTTGTTTTTGTTGTTCTTTGATTGCTTCTATCATTAAACCCATCATTTTTGAATAATCTAATGCTAAAAAACCATCTTCTCTTTCTTTCACCACTTCTGGTAAAACTTCTTGAACTTCTTGTGCAATCAAACCAGTATTAGGAGTTGATTTTGTTACTTCATTCACATCATCATTCCATTCCCAAGTTACACCATTCAATTTAGTTACCTTTGATAACGCATCAGAAATTAATACGATATTATGTTTATGTCTTTTATCCGAAGTATAGTATGCTGTAATATCACCCGTTGCCGTAATTGCTCCATTAATTGTCAAACCTGCGAAGGTTGGAGATGATGTTGTTAATACTGCTTGGTTTAATACTGAACCATATCCAGTCGTTGATGATAGTGTTACTTGAGATGAACCACTAACTATTCCTGCTGGTATTGAACTAATATCTGCGTATGTTATTTGTGATGAACCCGATACTACTCCGTTAGTTGCAGCAATAGCACCACTTATAGAAGTAGCTATTACATTTTTCCACATTTTTGATGTACTACCTAATTGGAATACATCTGTTGTGTTAGGTAAAACGGAACCACTTATCGTAACGACTTGTGCATTAATTTCTAAAGATGGGAAGAAACTAGTCATCGTACCTAACATAAATGGTGTTTGACCAACTTCACCTCTACCTACATAAAATTTTTGTGTTTCTGCGATAGATGAAGTAGGGCCTGAATTGGCACCTAAATAAATATTATTACTAGAGGCACCTGTCGCGTATGCACCCGCCTGATGTCCCAATGCTGTGTTTTTGGTAAAATTATCATTGGCATCAGATACACCCATTAGTGTATTTGTACCAATAGCTACATTAGAAAACCCATTATTACATTGGCGGCCTGACTCCGTACCTATAAATATGTTGTTGGCTACATTTGAACCTGTTAAAAAGTAAGCTGCTCCGTATCCTATTGTAATATTATTTTGTGCAGAACCACTAATACCATATCCCGCACCATCACCAATACCTATATTATTAAAACCTGCTTTTAAATCATTAAATATTAATCTACCAATACCAACATTACTTTCTCCTGATGTTAAGTTTGGCATTATACCAAGACCCAAAATAACATTAAAATCAGGAATATCTCCTCTTCTACCAACTTCGAATTTAGCACCAGAGTTATAAGAACCACTTCCGATTAGTATATTTGCTTGAGAGTATAAACCATTAGGGAAAGTTTGAGAACCATCGGCATTTGTAGATAACGTTGATACAACTGTACCATTTGCTACTACTTTAATTGAACCCGTTGAAATATAAAGGTCTCTCCAGCTTTTTGTTGCAGAACCTAAATCAAATATACTATCAGATTGTGGAATAAGTGAAGAACTTAAAGATGCTACAACATTAACTGTATCTGCAGTTGCATCACCAATTGTGATTGCTCCACCTAATGTTAAATTACCTGCAATATTTGCATTTCCGGTAATATCTAATCCAGAACCCGAAATTGTTCCGAAGTTTCCGGTACTACCTGTACCTGATGTGCTTAATGTGATATCACCGGTTGTTCCACCAATTTGTAATGTTCCTAATGTAGTATTTACATAGGGTTCTCCGAATGCTAATGAACCGGATTTTTCTGCAGTTGTACCACGTCTAAATTTAAGTCCCATTTTAGTTTACTCTTTTTTTTAGTTTAAAGTACAAGAAATCCTTATACCCTTATAAATATCTATTTCTTTTCCAATTCCTTTACTTTTGCAGATAATTCTTTTATTGCTTCAATTAATAATGGTACAATTTTTTCGTATTGAACTGCTTTATAGCCGGTTTCTCTATTAGTTACAACTTCAGGTAATACTTTTTCAATTTCTTGTGCAATTACACCAATGTCATTACCTGTATGAGAATGTATTGTTTCAAACCCTTCTTTCCAATCATATGTGTTACCACTAATTGATTCAACTTTTGATAATGCGTCTACTATTGGTTGAATATTTTCTTTCAATCTTTCATCGGATGAGTAGAATGCTACAATATCACCAGTTGCTCTAAGTTCTCCTTCAACGGTAGATGCTGCAGTTCCAATTCCTATCGAATTAAATTGATAATTTCCAATAGAACCACTATGAATTGTGGAATTACCTAAAATTTGTGAAGAACCTGATACAACACCATCTTCATTTAATTTATCTTTGATTGTTGTATTAATCGAAGATGTAAATGATTCAATATTATTTAATGTAATATTTGCAGATTGAGTAAATGAATTTAATGATGTTATTGAAGTGTTTGTACTTCCTGTATATGAAGCTAAATTTGTAAATCTATTTTCTACCGATTGTGTATATAATTCTAAATTAGATGTTTCAGTTTCTAATGCATCCAATCTGGTTGAAGCATTGGAAGCAGAATTTATTAAAGAACCCGTTATAGTTGCTACTGCAGTTAATTGACTAAGAACTGAACTACTAAATGAGTTAATATTGGTTACCGAAGTGTTTAAACTTGCAGTAGTTAAGTTTATATTTGTAATACTTACATCCTGTGAGTCATTTGTTGTCTTAGCTGCTGATGCCGATGATATCAATGAACCACTAACTACACCAATTTCAGTAAATCTTCCATTTGCCGATGCCGTATGTTGGTTCAATCCTAACAATACATCATCTAAATTACCTGGGTCTAAAATTGATATTCTATAATCAAAACTTGCACTATCAATATAATAAGAACTTGAAAAAATATTTAAACTTCTAATACTTTGAGAAACGGATGCAGTATATTGTAGAACCGATGATGTTACTTGTTGTAATGTTGTAAATCTATCGTCAATTGATGCAGTGTAAGTTGATAAAGTTGTATCTTTACTCAATTGTGAACCACTAAATATGTTTAGGTTATCTATACTAATCTGTTGTGATGCAGATGATTCATTTAGTGATGCAGTTACATTTGATAATGTTGTAAACCTTGTATCAACTGATGTGGTTACATTTTCTAATGTGGTAAATCTTGTTTCAACTGAACTAGTGTAAATTGCTAATGTTGTAAATCTACTATCAACCGATGTTGTATAAGTTTGTACCCTATCAAATCTCGTATTTATATTTCCAGTAAATTGTTGTAATGCAACTACCGATGTCGTTAATGATGATATAGATGCGGTCATTAATGATGCCGAAGTATATAAACTTGCAGTCGCAGTATTT